GTTCTCATGATTGGTTAGATGTTTATCCAGACGGGGAATTAGAAATCCTAGGAAACGTTGATTTTTTGGGGAGGAACAGCGATGAATAAACAAGAAAAAGTTATTAAAGTTTCTAGAGAGTTTGACGAATGGGTTCAGAAAGCTAAAACTGCTTATTGTAGCGCTGACCTATGGAAAGAATGGTGCATCTATCAAATTAATCAAATGGGTTGGGACCAATGGCTTCAGGTGCCTGTAGCATGCAAAGATATAGAAGATTCTTATGGCCATCACCCCGAATGGACAAGAGAGATACACGGCAATAAAGAACTGCATACACGTGCAATTTTAGATGGATACGAAGTTGAGCACGAGCAATTGTATTATGTGAAGTTGCCTGGTGTTGGTTATTTGAATAATGCAGACGGTGGGATAAAGCATACTGAACAAGAAATCAAAGCAATTGACGAGCGTTATTGGCCATTTGCTGTGAAAGTGGGGAATGAGTAATGCCATACTTAACCAATAAAGAAGTTCAGATTATCAGTTTCTTAATCAAAGATGGAATTAAAGCCTTTGATTTTCGTGGTGGTTTCCGCGATTGCTGGTTCACATTAAAAGAATCCAATGAATTAGCCAATAAAATAGAAAAGTTATCAGATGTTATTTTAGAACGAGATCGTGACGAATTTTGGTATGAAAATGAAGATAATGACAGAATCCACCATTTGAAAATTTTACCTGAATATTTTGAAGCAGTTGTTTCAGGTGATAAATGTTTTGAAATCCGAAAAAATGACCGTAACTATCAAAAGGGCGATATCTTACGATTAAACGAATATCAAGACGGACAATATACAGGTGATGTCCATGTTGCAGAAATAACGTACATTACAGATTATGCCCAACAAGATGGCTATGTAGTGCTGGGGATTAAGTAAGGAGGTCAAATAAATGAAAATTATTGCTAAAGGTCGAGGAACTGGGAAGACGACAGAGCTAGTTAAAGAATCAGCTAGAACATGTCAGTATATTTTAGCAGCGAATAAATCGCATGTCCGAGCTATTGAACAAATTTCAAAAAGCATAGGTGTAGATATTCCATATCCTGTAACAGTGGACGAAATTGTAAGAATGGACCGCTTTACATGTGCCAGTTCTATTCAACGAGATGGATTATTAGTGGATGAAGCAATCATAGTTTTAAGTAAACTAATTGGCTTAAAAATCACTGGTGCGACTATATCTCTTGAAGGAGAACAACAATGCTAAGTTATCCAGAAGTTTATATCTTAGGCCGTCAAGCAGACGGCGTGTATGTTGAGTACCTGCATGGATCAGAGCAAGCCGATTTATTTTTCGATTATACGATTGCTCGTGATAAAAGAAATCATATGAATAAAACCAATATGAAAGATGGCGAATGGAAAATTTTGAAATATGGTAGACCGATAACAGTATTAGGAGATGATGATTAGTTGCGTACGTCAACATTTAACTATATCAAAGATATTTTAGGAGACTATTATAAAACCGATGACTATATTCGGCAACGCGAAGAAGAATTACGCTATCCATATAGAGAAAGTGATTTGAACAGTGGCATTAAAGGATCACACGGAAATAATGAAGCTGCTGCCAATTTACTTATTACGATTGAACAAGACAGGCGGCTAGCAAGCTTAGAACGGAATAAACGCATTATTGATAAAGTGCTTAGTGAATCGTGTGAAGATACCATCACTATCATTCAAGAACTTCATTTTAAAAAACGGCCTAGATTCACTATGCAAGGATTAATTGATCAAGGGAAAATATTTTGTAGTAGAAGAAAGGCCTTCGAATTACAAAGAATATTTTTTGAAGAAATCGCAAAAGAATTAAATTTAGATATATAATTTGCACTATTTGTGCACTATCGAGGTTATTTTACATGGTAAATTAGTATTGTGAGAAGTGTAAGGAAATCAAAAATAAATATTATCTCGTTGCTAACACTGATCACACTATCACTCGCAAACTGATACGTTCTCTTATTAGAGGGGAGGTGAAGAGCCTTCTCTTTTTTTCTATAGGGTTGCGAGTGCTACTATTATAAAAACTAAACCTTTGGTATACTTAAATAAAAAATTATCAGGGGTGCTTTAGATGGAATGGTGGCAATTATGGATTCCTTTTGGTGGAACTATAGCGGGAATTTTTGCAAATGTATATATTAATTATAGACAGACAAAGAAAAATGAAGAACTTCAAAAAGAAATAACTCAAAAACAAATTGACGCTAATTTAAAAGCAAAGGCAAGAATAGAATGGATTACCGAGGTACGAAACTTAGTTAGTAAATATTTATCTTATCTGTTCGATATTAAAATATTGGTTAGCAGAATGCAAGATATTGAAGAGGAATTAAGTGGTTTAGAGAAGCAAACGATTCAAGAATCAACTTATATTGATAGACAAAGGGAGTTAAAAATAAAACAATTAAAAAAAGAAGATGAATTAATGATTTGTATACAAGAATCCATTTTAACTGCAGAAAAAATATTACTTCATTTCAGCAAAAAAGACGAGCATAAGGCTATTGAGAAAGAATTATCAGATTCTGTAAATATTATAAAAGATATAGAGGCAAGAGAAGCGAGACCAGGTTTCTATAATATGTATTTGCCAAAAACTGATAAAACTTACGCTAGTAAAATGAGAGGTTTGATTGATAATTCAATTACTCGTATACGTAATATTTTTCGTGAATATCTAAAAACTGAATGGGATAAAGCAAAAAAGGGACAATAAGAATTATAATAGATCACTCAGTGAGTGGTCTATTTTTGTACATAAAATTATACTGGAGGTGAGGTCATGGCAAAGTTCACAGAGTGGATTTCTGAAGAAGGATTAATAAAAATAGGTGGTTGGGCTAAAGACGGCCTCACCGATGAACAGATAGCACAAAATATTGGAATAAGTCGTTCTACGTTAAATGAATGGAAAAAACGATTTCCGGACATTAAGGACACCATAAAAAGAGGTAAAGAAGTTGTAGATCGACAAGTGGAAAATGCACTGTTTAAAAGTGCAATAGGTTACGAATACACCGAAATTACTAAAGAAAGAATGGCAGATAACGGACAAAAGAAACGACATAATGGCGAATCATCTTTGACAGAAGAAGAGTGGGAAACAGCACTTGCTTATTTTAATTACCGTTGTGCATATTGTGGTGATTCAGATGAGATGACTAAGGACCATCTAGACCCATTAAAAAATGGCGGTGAGTTAACTTTTTCAAACGTAGTTCCTGCATGTCGTTCTTGCAACTCAAGTAAAAAGGATCATCAATGGCTTTCGTGGTATCAGAATCAGGATTTTTATGACAAATACAAAGCAAATAAAATCACTGATTATATATCATTCGTGCTAAGCCTTCCGAAAAAAGATGAAAACACAGAGCTAGTTGTTACAAAAGAAGTAACAAAATTGGTAGCACCTAATCCAACATCCGCAATTTTCTGGTTGAAAAATAGAAAGCCAAATGTATGGAGGGATAAGAAAGAAACTCAACTGTCTGGTGAAATGTCTGTTAACAATCCTTTTGCTGGTCTGTCTGAGGAAGAATTAAGAAAGTTAGCTGAAGGCGATGGATAAAATCGTTTTAGGCGCGAAGTTAGAATTATCCCGTCGTTATTTTTGGGATTATTGTAAATTAACTGCATCTGACTTTTATAAGCAGGACAGAGAGTATTTAAAAGAGTTATGTGATGACCTGCAAGAATTCATTTACGATAGCGACGATGACGTTCTAGTTATCAACGAACCGCCGAGACATGGGAAATCGAGAACTGCTGGTAAATTCGTAGAATGGCTGTTAGGTAATGACACTCGAAAAAAAATAATGACGGGATCTTATAACGAAACGCTATCCACAACATTTTCTAAAAGCGTAAGGAATACTATTCAAGAAATAAAAGCTGATGAAAACAGAGTTGTATTTTCAGATGTATTCCCTGGTGTAGAGATAAAGTCTGGTGATGGGGCCATGAACTTATGGAGTTTGACCGGCGGATATAACAATTATCTAGCAACGTCACCAACTGGCACAGCTACAGGGTTTGGTGCAGACATTATTATCATTGATGATTTAATTAAAAATGCTGAAGAAGCAAATAATGCTATGGTATTAGAGAAACACTGGGAGTGGTTTGTTAATACGATGCTATCTCGTTTAGAAACAGGCGGCAAAATCATCATCATTATGACCAGATGGAATTCTAATGATTTAGCAGGTAAAGCATTAAAAGAATTACCGCAATCAGGCTATAAAGTAAAACATATTAGCATGAAAGCGTATGATGAAGAAACGGATACAATGCTTTGTGAGTCTGTGCTTTCCAAAGAAGAATATTTCCGCAAAAAGAAAACAATGGGTGCTGATATTGCTTCAGCTAACTACCAACAAGAACCAATTGATTTAAAAGGGAGGCTGTATCAAAGGTTTTCTACTTATGAAACACGTTCTAACTACATTAAAATTTGGAATTATACAGATACAGCAGATAAAGGTGCTGACAACTTGTGTTCAATTGTTTTTGGTGAGACAGAAGACCATAAAGCAGAAGTATTGGATGTTCTATTTACAAAAGAACCAATGGAACAAACGGAAACAGCGCATGCAGAACAAATTAAAAATAATCAGGTGAACCATGCCCGCATTGAGTCTAACTCTGGTGGGCGTGGTTTTTCTCGTAATTCAGAAAGAATCGTTAAAGAGCGGGGATATCGTGGAGCTTATTACGAGCCATTTCATCAATCGGCAAACAAACAATCGCGTATCCTTTCTAATGCAGCACTTGTTGAAAATAACGTGTTTTTCCCTTCTGACTGGAAAATAAGATGGCCAGATTTTTATGAAGCTATGACGACCTACCAAAGAGAGGGAAAAAACAAACATGATGATGCACCAGATGCAGTTACAGGAATTGTAGAAACGTTAGCAAATGATAATAAAGTTCAATTTATCCAATTTTAGGAGGTGGAATGATTGTTCCAAAGTGATTTAACATTGAGTCGATATAAAAGATTACGAACGAAATATTCTACGCAAATAAACGAAGAGCTATTTGATCCAAATGACTTTATAACAGAGATGAAGCCATTTTTTGATGACAGAGAGCGTAAATACAAAGCTTATACAAGTGAAGAAAATGAGATTGATAGCAGACCTAAACCAAACACAAAAATTATAAAAGTGAATAATAAACTTCACGCTGGCTTATACAACACCATTGTTGATCAAGCAGCTGATCATTTCACAGGTATCCCAGTTAAATGGGATTATGATATTACTGAACAACGGAAGTCCTTAATTCAAAAAACAAAGGATTTATTTTTAGGTAACGTCAGCGCGAAAATTAAAACACCTAAAGAATTCGATAGACTAGCAGAATTAGTTAAAGAAATGCGATTCGCAATGTTGGATTCGGACACGGCACGATATCAAGGCGCTTGTGGGGTGGCTTTTCGTTTGTTAGAACCCGTTAAAACTGAGGGCGAGTGGCAATTGTGGGCATGTAATGTTGAGCCGTGGAGAGCCGAAAAATATGAGAATGCAGATATTTTCATTAGAGAGAAATATGACACACATCAAAAGAAGTTTTTCGAAGAAATGAAAGTTGTTACTAAGAAAAAAATCTTAACGTATAACAGATATGTGGAAACGAATTTAATGAATGCGGCTGAAACATTTAAATTGACAGCAGAAACTGATAATCCTTTAGAAACATTCTACCTATCAGAATTTAAAAACAACACGAATCGTTATTGCGATTTTGAAGTAGCAGAGGAACTTTCTGATGCATTTGATAGAAGCCTATCAGACCAGCAAAACGAGGTTGAGCAATTTAAATTAGCGTATATGATGATTAGCGGGTCTCGTTTAGGTGAAGAAGAAGCGCAGAGGATGATGGAACAGCTAGGTATCATTAATTTGCCAGATCCACAAGCAAAGGTTGGCTATGTAACGAAAGATATTAACAAAGATTTCAACGAGTATCATCTTAATCAGCTGAAAAAGCTTTACTACACAGTCACTAAGTCAATCGACTTCAACGATGAAGTATTTAAATCTAATAGCTCTGGTGAAGCTCGCAAGTGGCAAATAATAGCACTAGAAGCCAAAACAAACACGAAAGAACAGTACTTTAAAGAAGGATTAAAAGAAGTTGCAGAGACCATGGCCGCTTTTATTAAATTTAACGATAAATTAGAAGTAGATGTTTCTAAAGTTGTATTTACGTTTAGCCGCAGTTTGCCAACAGACATTGGGTACCTTGCAGATGCATTGCCTAAACTTTCGCCGTTTCTATCTAAACGAACAATTATTAATCAGATTCCCTTTGCTAAAGATCCAGACTATGAAATGGATTTGATGAACTTAGAACAATCTCAAAATTATCCAAGCAGCGACTACGATTTGGACGGTGTGGACAATGCCAAAGAAGCAGACTAGTAGCAGTTTAAAATACTGGGAAAAACGCCGAGAATTAGAAGACAAAGCACGTTTTAAACTAGAGAAGAAAACTCTTAGTGAGCTAGAATTTGTTTTTGAACGTGCTTTAGTTAAAATTCAACGACAGCTATTGTCACAAGCGGATTTACACGACATCACACAAAGCGAAATGCTAGAAGACTTTAGCAAACGAGACCAAGAAAAGTATCGTAAATATATTGAGAAAAACTATGAAAAGTTGATGGAGTCTGACGAAGCTTATAAGCAATTCATAGATGAGTATTTCCCATCTTACGACTATGTAAAAGTCAATCGTCTATTACAATTACGAGCAGACATTTTTTCTACCCTTGCAGGTGAAGCAATAGCTAGTGATGTTAACGGTAAATTTAATAACGACTTAGAGAATATCACAAAACGAATCTACAATTCTAATTCTAATACGTTGATACAATTATTAGGCGGTTCAGCACCTGGTTTAACTAAGAATGAACTAGAAAACATCATGAACTATCCGTGGAGCGGAAAAACATTTTCATCTCGTTTATGGGGCAATATATCAACCCTAGAGCAACGTTTGAGCAATTCCATTATTAATTCATTGGCAAGTGGTGAAGGGGTTGTGGAAGCTCTTAGAACGATGAAAAACGATGGTGTTATTAGCGGTATGTTTAAGTTGGAACAAGGAAAGTTTAATCGTTCGATTGAAAATCTTGTCAGAACGGAATATTCCCATTTTGCTGTAGAGGGTGTAAGAAAATCGCTAAAGGATGTAGGTGTTAAGCAAACACAAAGCTGGTCAGCAGAAGATGAGCGTGTTTGCTCTATTTGTGGTGGACGTCACGGAAAAGAGATTAAAGACGATTGGCATCCACCGTATCATGGACGTTGTCGTTGTACTGAAATACCAATTATCCCTGAAATTAGTGATGATATAGATAAATTGTATGAAGAAATGTTCGGTGATTTATTGGATGAATTCGCTAATAATAATTGGGGAATAAAATTAAATAGGAGAGGAGGATAGCAATGAAAGGATTATTTGAAGCAGTATTAAATCTAGAAGTTACGAATGGTACAGAAAAAGCCTATAAAAAAGCTTTTGAACAAGAAAACGAACGATACTTAACCAAACACACTTTGAGAGACGTCAACGGTAATATCGTCAAAGATGAGCTTAAATCAGTTTGGGGTGGTAATTATTGTCACGTTGATATTTTGTATTCGTTACCAGGTAAAAAAAGTAAATTAACTATTTCGATTGTGTCTAGGACTCTACAAAATGTAAAAGATGCTGTCACTGATTATCAAATGTTAGGTGCTGAATTGGTTCACAAGAATTGGGAGTGATTAGATGAATAACGGTTTTAATACAACAGAAAATGATGTTTCCATAGTTATTTATTTTAATGATGCTAAGACAGCGTTATTTCAAAGAGTAACTAATTTTAAAGTTGAAGAAGATAGTTATGGTAAAACAATGGTTATTTTTGACTATTTAGGGCAATCTACTCAGACTGCAAGACATGCAGTATTTAATTTAGGGAATATAGCAGGATATGCGAGGTCGATTGATTAAATGGATGAAGATGAATTAGACGAGTTGTGGGAATTAGAAGATTTAGGAATCTTATGAGGTGATTAGATGGATCCCTATGATTATTTAGATAGTGATTATGAAGAGTATTTGAGAAAGGAAAATAGTAATGAAAGAAAAAGCAAAAGTTAATGTATTAGGCGTAGAGTACACAATTTATAAAGAGACAACAGAAGTAGACAAGCCTTTTATGCGCGGTGCAGACGGTGTCACTGATTTTACGACCAAAGAAATTTTTGTTGCTCATTTAGATAATGGAGATCCAGATAACTTTCAAGAAATGAGTGTATACGAAAATAGAACTATTCGCCATGAAATTATCCATGCTATCTTGTTTGAATCAGGGCTTGATCATAACGCTGAATGGCCAAGAAATGAAGAAGTCGTGGATTGGATTGCTATTCAGTTTCCTAAATTATTAAACATTTACAAAGGTTTAAAAATTGAGTCGTTTTAACGGCTTTTTCTTTTGTCCGAAATGACACTAAACTAGCGCAATGCTGGGCTTGATTGAATGGCGGGGCGCAATAAATAATCTAAAGCAATGCGGGGCGTGCAAACGAATCGTGGGGCGAAAGGAGAAACAGAATGAAAACAAAAAAATTATTACCAATGAATTTGCAGATGTTTGCTGATGGTGGGGGAAATGAACCAGAGTTCACTATTGATGATTTTAAAGCATTTGTCGAATCGAATGAAGATGCACAGAAATTCATTCAATCTCAATCACAAAGTGCTGCAGATAAACAGTTAGAAGCTTGGAAACAGAATAACCTCGATAAGCTAAAACAGGAAGCTGTGAAGCAATATGAAGAAGCTAAAAAGAACAAAACACCAGAACAGCTAGAACTTGAGAAATTAAAAGCTGAGTTTGAAGCAGAGAAAGCTAAGAGCCGTTCGAACGAAAATAAAGCTTTTGTTGCTGAACAAATCGCGGGGTTAGATTTGGATAAAGAATTGAAAGATTCAATTTCTCAATTCATGTTAAGCACTTTAGTTAGTTCAGATACAGAGTTCACACAAAAGGCTGTAGAGTCATTCACAGGTGTTTTAAGCACCATCAATGAAAAGCATGCTGAAGCAATTAAAAACATGGAAATGACAAAAGCATTCGGTAATAAGCAACAAACTAATGCATCTGATGGTAATCAGTCAACGCAACCGATTGAAAATCCTAAAGAAGCATTAGGTCAAAAATTACAAGCATTTAATTAGGAGGAATTTATAAATGAAAAAAACTACAGTAAATAATCTAGAATACTTAGATATTTCACAAGAGGTAAATGCATTACAACGTCCGTCAACACCGTTTCTAAGCTGGTTATTGGGAGCTGGTAAAACTAGCCCAGCAACTTCTACAGAGATCAAATGGCGTGAATCAGAACTTGATGGAGAAGATTCATCTGCACAATTAGAAGGTGGAGAATACAAAGATGCAGATTCAGGGCGTAAATGGTTCAATAACTACACTGAAATTTTCCGTAAATCTACTTCTGTTTCAGGTACATTAGATGCGATTAACGTTAATGGTGTAGGTAGTGAATTAGCTAATCAAGTCTCTCAACGTGCATTAGAAATGAAGTTAGATTTGAACAAAAAGCTATTAATTGGTGTAAAAGCTGATGAAAATGGTACTAAAGGACGACAAATGGCTGGTGTAATTAACTTAATCAACTCTGATAACTTAGTTAAAACGTCTGCAGCTGATGCAGTAACACGTAAAGATGTGGATAAAATGTTTAAAACTATGTTTGACAAAGGTTATGCAGGCGAAAAACTATGTCTGGTTTCGACTGATATGGTTGATTTAATGACCGATGAAGTTGATAAAGCGGGCACTAAAGTGTTTAACTTTGGAGATCGAGTAGCTTTTGGATTGCAACTAGGGAAAATTGTTTCAAATTATGGATCAGGTACAGCTTTAATTGAGCCGTCACTGCCAAGTGGAACAATGATTGCTTTAGATACAAACTATGTTGAGCTACGTCCGTTACGTGAATGGCGCGCAGAGGAATTAGCTAAAACAACTGATTCAAAACGTATTGGTTTAGTTGGTGAGTACACGATTGAATACAACGCTTCAAATTCAGGGGCAATCTTAAACCTTGCAACTGCAGCACCAGGTGAATAATTAAAAAGTAAAGGAGAATAATTATGGTTAAAAAGTCAGAGGTCAAAGAAGAAGTAATCGAAGAGACAAAAGAAGTAACTGAAGAAGTGAAACCTGAAACAAAAACATTCAAAGTTTTAAAAAATAAAAATTTCGTTGGTTTTGTTCATCCTGAAACACGTAAATTTATTACAGCAGTTGACGGAAAAATCGAAGTGAGTGTTTCTGATAAAAAAGCTATTGCAATTTTAGAAGAAGCTGCAGATTTAACAGAAATTTAGGTGATTATATGACAGACGAACAAAAAAAAGTAATTATAGAAAAAGTTTCAAAAATGCTACCTAATGTTTCAAAAGAGCGTATTTCGTCTGTCTTAGACCTAGTTCTTTTGGAAATCGGATCTTACAATACATGTAAGATTGAAATTGATTGGGATTTACTTACCTCGCTTGTAATTGAAATTCTATATCAGTCACTTAAAAGCGAAACGGAACAAGCTGTAACTAGCATTAAGCGCGGTGATACATCTATTAGCTATGCAACTACACAGCAAAGTATAACAGCGTTGCTAGGTAATTACAGCGACACTATTAAACGTTTAATTGGCTGTGATAGTGGGGTGTTTTTCTATTGAATGAAGCGGATATTTTGGCAATGACCTATCTTGACACTTGTGTCATTGAAAGAATGAACGATATTGAAAATTCTGAAACAGGCATCACTGAGCAAGGGTATTCACCAATCCACGAAGGTAAATTAAAGTGTGCTCTTTCCCAAAGTGGATTGGGTAGTGCTGGAAGCTTACCAGTTGTTGAAAACAAAGGGACCTTTAATATCACTTACGAAGATCAAAAAATATTCTTAATGCCTGATGTAGATGTGAAAAAGGCCGACAGAATCACGGTCATTCAAAGTACAGGTCAAAAGCATATTTTATTTGCAAAGAAACCCTTTAACTATCCAAGCCACATCGAAGTAACATTGACAGGAAGTGCAATCGATGAGTAAAAGTGATTTTAGAATGACCTCGAATGCTGACAAAGTTATTGCAAACTTGAAGAAAATGACACCAATTGCTGAAAAAGAAGGTATTGCGATGGTCAATGATTCCTTAACGAAAATTTATCAGTTAATTGTACCTATTACGCCGATTAAAACAGGTGATTTAAGACGTGGATACAGAATCATTAAAGCTAGAAAAACATCAAGTGGTAGAATCGTTGGCGCCTTAATTAACAATGAAAAATATTTCAAATATGTTAATGACGGACACAGAACGAAGAATGGTGGATTTGTAAAAGGGCGATTCATGTTGCAAAAGTCTTATAAATTAGCTCATGCAACGTATATCCCAAAACGATTTAAACAAATGGCAATTGTTATTGCTAAGAAAGGATAGGTGTATGTACGACAAAATTTTAAAAATGCTTACTAGCACAATAAAACAGTTTTCTACTGCACCTATCTATTTAAATGACGTTATGCAGTCGTCAGAGCCGTTTTATTTTGTTTTGAGCATAGAGGAAAGTATGACTGATAACGTTGGTCAAAACGTTCAGAATAAAGCATATAACGTTGATATCGCGTTAGTTGATAGCAAGAAAAATAAACAATTAGTAACAAGCCTAACAGAAGACTGCGGGGCTTTTTTTAATGTCTTGAAATTAGATGGAAATGAATTGTTTTCGGAAGATTATCAGACATTTAAAACAGATGGAATTCAACATGTTAATTTTAATGTTGCTTTTCCTCAATTAATCGAATGGAGTGAAGAATAGATGGCAGTTAAAAAAAATGTAAGTGTCATTTCTGTGGAGAAACCAACCTGGTTCCCACTAACAGACGAAACGGGTGCTTTTCCAGTTTACGGAGCGCCAATTACAATCGGTACTGCTGTAAGTATCAAACCAGATGTTACAACAGAAACAACGCCTGACTATGGCGATAGTGTAGTTCAAGATCAGTACGTTGCATTTGGTGGTGCAGAAGTTACTTTGGAAACAAATGGATACCAGAATGAAGTTTTAGCTGAAATTACGGGTGGTGAAAAATTGAAAGGCGGTGTTTTACGATCCGCAGATGATATTGCACCAGATGGAGCATTCGCTTATCGCCGTCGTAAATCAAATGGTAAATATCGCTACACAATTTTTTATAAAGGCAAATTTGCATTGACTTCTGATGAATCATCAACTCTAGAAGGTAGTTCAGTATCTTACACTCATCCAGAGTGGACAGGTTCATTTGTTGATGTTCCTGGTGTCGGATACATGTATTCAGTCGATGAAGACGATGAAGGTGTTGACTTAGATATGATCAAAAATTGGTTTACTACGGTTACTAATCCACGTGAAGAGTCTACAAATCCTGTCAGTGGTGTAACTTTAGATAAAACGGAATTAGTTCTAACGGTTGGTGAAACTGCAACTCTAACGCCAACAATTGCACCTGAAAACGCAACAAACAAAAACTATTCATTCAAATCAAATGATACTTCAATTGCAACAGTAACACCTGTGCAAGGAAAAGTTACAGCAGTAACAGCAGGAACCACAACTGTTGTTGTCACTACTGAAGATGGCAAACATACAGCTGAATGCAGCGTAACAGTTAATGCATAATAAAATTTAAGGACGGCCAAGTGTCGTCCTATTTATATGGAGGAATAAAAAAATGGCAAGCAAATTACAAACGACAATTAAACTTTACTTGAAAGATGAAGAAGGCAATTTCACCACTAAACAATTCAAATCCGCTGAAATGTTACCAGGATCTGTTATGGAAGATGCAACAGAATTACAAGTAGAACTAGAAGAAATCGTCAAAACAAACGACATGGAGGAAATTCGGCCTGTCTTGCGTAAGTGTTATGACTTTATCGCAAAAGTAATTTTTGAAGGTCAATTTACGGGCCAAGAATTTCTTGACGGAATGGATGCACGTGAAATCTTAAAAGTTACGGGGCAACTATTAGGGTCTGTTTCTAGCGGTTATGATGCAGTTTATTCTGATCAGAAAAAAAAGTAACAGATCTCCTTTATCATCCTCATTTTAAATTTAGTCCTCAATACCGAGAGGCAGAGTTAAAAATTGCACTGCTTGAAAATGGGTGGACACTAAACGAAATTGAGAATACAGACTTGAACGAACTTATGAAGCTTTATGCGTTCAGAGATGCTGTTAAAGAATTTGAAGAACTTAAATTCCTTGATGAACACACAATGTTCTAAGAAGGGAGGGGGTACTTATTGAACAATGAAGACTTAGTCTTAAAAATGATACTAGATGAATCAGGATTCTCCCAAGGTCTAAATTCGGCAGTAAAAAAGTTGCAAGGTTTTGATGGAGAGGTTGACAGAACAGGACAAAAAGGCGGCCGCTCTCTTGGATCTATTTGGACGTCATTTGTTGGTAACTTTTTAGCCAGTGGAGCAACTAAAATTATTTCAAAAGGAATTGGGCTGATTACCAGCAACATCGATGGGGCCATTAATCGCGTGGATACGTTAAATAACGCAAACCGTGTATTTGAAAATATGGGTTTTTCAGCTGGTGAAACATCAAAGACAATGGATAGCTTAAAGAAGAGTATCCAAGGGTTACCTACACCTTTAGACAGCGCAATTAAAGGTGTTCAATTAATTGCTTCGTCTACAAATGACTTAGGAAAATCAGAACAGATTTTCGCAGCTTTAAATAATGGTATCCTCGGCTTTGGTGGGTCTGCAGAGATGGTAGACAATGCTATTATCCAGCTGTCCCAATCGTTCTCAAATGGTAAAGTAGATGCGCAAACTTGGAACTCAATGATTAACAGTGGTTTGGGTCCAGCGTTGAATGCTTTAGCGAAACAAATGGGGTTAACTGCTGGTCAGATGAAAGAAGGTCTCTCTGATGGTTCAATTTCAGTTGAAGAATTCCAAGACTCTCTAATTAAATTGAATAAAGAGGGCGGTGGAGGTCTTAAATCATTAGAACAGATTGCTAAAGACTCTACTGCAGGTATTAAAACAGGATTGGCTAACATGAAAACTGCGATCGTTCGTGGCGTGGCCAATGTTGTTACTAAAATTGACGAAGGTTTAAAAAGTGCGGGCTTTGGAAGTATTAGTGAAATCATTGCTGATAAAGGTGCAAAGATGGAAGCGGCTTTATCTAAGTTTGCTGAAATGATTCCGCCAATGATAAAGACAGTTAAAACATTGTATGATACGTTAAAACCTTATGCACCGCTACTTGCGGGTTTAGCGGGTAGCATTGGGACGTTGATGCTTGTGAATAAAGTGAATGCAGCATTTAAAGCTTGGAGGAAAGGTACAGAAGCACTTTCGATAGCTCAAGCAATTTTAAATAAGACAATGCTATCAAATCCTTTTGTCGCAATCTTAACTGCTGTAGTAGGGTTAGTCACAGCGTTTATTTATCTTTGGAAAACTAATGAAGGTTTTAGAGATGCTGTTAAAAACATTTGGAAAAACATCCAGGAGGTCATTTCAAGCGCTGCTGATGTAGTTGTAAAAGCTTGGGATTCCACAATGGAATTTTTCAGCAACATGTGGGATGGCACAAAAGAGGCTTTTTCAAATGCTGGTACATGGATGAAAGAAGCACCTGGAAATGCAGCCGACTGGGTTAAAAATAAATGGAATGGTACTAAAGAATTCTTTAGTGGACTTTGGGATTCAACAAAAGAAGGCTCAAAAAACACATGGGAAAATATCAAGCAGGGTGCTGCTGATAGTGCTAAAAGCGTTGGGAAAAGTTTTGAAAATGGCTTTGATAATGCGAAAAATTGGTTTAAGGGTATTGGAAAATCAATATCAGATGTTTTCACAACAGCATTTGATTTTGTTTGGAAATATATCGGTCCTTTAGTTACAGGTGTAAAAAATGCTTTTCTTCATATGTCTTTCTTTTTGAAAAATTTATGGAAAAATCTTGTGAATATAGGGGAGAATTTATTTACTATATTGAAGAATGTGATATTAGCTCCTATTCTTTTTGTTACCTCTATGATCACTGGTGGTTGGGAAGAAGCAAAAGAAAACATGATAGCTGTTTGGAACAATATTACAGAAGCCGCTTCTGAAATATGGAATTCAATTACTTCAATTATCAGTAATTATTTGCTCAATATGAGAATGGCTGTATTGAACATTTGGATTGGATTGAAAACCTCTATAATTACCATATGGACGGATCTATCAGCTAAAGCAGGCGAAATATGGACTAACATTACCGCTTTCTTTAGCCAAACATGGGAGAATATCAAACAAACTTCAGCTCAGACTTGGGAAAATATTAAACAAACGACAATTAATATCTGGGAAGGACTGAAAATTTGGTTTTTTACTACTATTGATAATATAAAAAATGGTGTGATTGACGGTTGGAATAATTTAAAACAAGGCACTGTAGATACATTTAATGCAACTGTTCAATGGTCAAAAGACACCTGGACCAATTTCAAACAGTGGATTGTCGATCTTGTGGTAGGAATAAAAGATGGTGCTATTAACGGTTGGGAAAATTTGAAGCAAGGAACAATCAATACCTTTAATAACTTGGTACAAGGTGCTAAAAATGCATGGAATAATCTCACAAGAAGTGTTAGTGATACAGTGTCGAATGTAAAACAAACTTTTGAAGATTTAAAACATGTTGATTTATTTGAAATTGGTAAAAACATTATTCAAGGTTTGGTCGATGGTATCGGGTCCATGATTGGTGCTGTTGGTAAAAAAATTAAAGAAGTTGCTGGGAATATTAAAGATGGGATTAAAGGAGCTTTGAAAATTCATTCTCCTTCACGTTGGATGCGTGACATGATTGGTAAAAACATTGTGTTGGGTGTTGTGGATGGCATTGACCAAGAAAAAGGAACTTTGGATAAATCGGTTAAAAATATGGCTGATTTACCAACAGAGTTACCGGACTTTTCTGTCACAGGCAGATATGTTAATCAACGGGAATCTCAAACATCTAAATCAGATAAGAACAACAGCAACGCTACAACTACAGTTGGCGGCGATACCTTTAACATTAATTTGCAGGCTATGGGCGAATTAGATGATAAGCAATTAATGGGCATGGCTCAAAAATTAGTTAAATACATTCAAATTGTCAAAAATAGAGATAGTGATGCAGTAGGAGGTGCTTTTGGTGGAATTTAAAAGAGGCCAGTTTTTTCTTAATGGAAAACATAGCTCTGAATTTAATGTGTTTATGAGAGAAAGACCTGAACGACTTTCTGCGGGACGTGTAGTAGAGCTTAGGGAGCGAATGGGTAATGATTCAATAGCTGTTGATTTTGAGTATTATAAAAATGTAGAACGCACCATTACATGCTATGCGAAAGCAAGAAATTTACAAGAAGTATCTTTCTTAGAAGATGAAATCTCGTTTTGGCTCGATATGGGAAATTACTCAGACTTTATCGCCTATTTTGATGAACATTACATCTATCAAGCCATCGTAACAAGTCCACCAAAGTTTACAGGAACAAGAAAAACAGGGGTTTTAATTCCTTTTGAGTTTACTGTAAGTATCCGACCTTTCAAAAAAAATCGTATTGGCCAATATTGGACAAGTAATCCTAAACAATTAATAAACACAGAAAAATATCCTTCAGAACCTGCTATTCAGATTTTTGGTTCTGGGGATATTTCTTTTTTCATCAATAATCAGGAATACAGATTAAAAGCGATTGCTGGAGATATCATTATCGATTCAGAAAAACAAGAAGCTTATCGAAACTCAGGTGGAGCTTTTGAAATTTTGGATCATAAAACACTTTTCAAAGATTACCCAATTTTAAAAAGTGGAGAAAATAATTTTCGCTGGACTGGAAAAGTAACAGAGTTTAAGGTTCAGCCTAATTGGAGGCGGAAAGTTTGATTCCAGTTATTTTTAAACCTGGGGAAAAAGATTTTACAACAAACGGCTTAGGACGTCTTGTTGATGCGACACGTTGCGAAATCACTGAAGAAGCAAACGGAAAATATGAACTAGAAATGGACTACCCAGCGATTAGCAGATTTAGTGATTATTTCGAAAATGGCTATCAAATTAAAGCAAAGCCAAATGACTTAGAAGAATACCACATTTTCGAGATCAAACAAACGTTTAAAGATACGTTTACTAATAGCATTGTCATTTATGCCCAATCTCGTACTTATAAGCTAGGAAACAGACAAGTGAGGCTAGTAACAGTTGATAATCGTAATGGTGCAGAAGCAATGAAATTAATCGAACAGAACATGGACGAACCTTGTGATATCAAACTATATTCTGATATAAATACAGCTTCTAGCACTACATTTGAAGCTAGAAATGCACTGAATTGTATTGCAGGTGAACAAGGTTCTCTGCTTCAATATTGGGGCGGAGAAATAAAACGAGAGCCTTTTAAATTGTCTTTGCTAAGGCGTAGAGGACGAGATAACGTTGGAACTGTTCGTTATGGTAAAGATTTAAAAGGATTAACCATTAAATTTGATTGGCAATCAATTGTTACTAAAGTTTTGCCATTTGCAGAGCTTCAAAGTGGAGCAGACGGAACTTCTCAACGGATTTATGGAAATGCAGTTAAAAGCGAATATATCAGTAAGTATCCTGATGTTTACGCTCAATACATCCAGTTTACTGAAGATCAAGGAGTAAAAGATTTATCCAGCTTAAATAAAGTGGCAGGTAAATACTTCACTACATTATATCCAGGAAGTGATAAGCCTAAAGTTTCTATTGAATTAGAAATTGAGAAACTCACAGATTCAGAAGAAGCAAAAGAATTTGCGAAAATGAGAAACTACAATTTATTCGATACGTTCACTGTGTATCACAAGTTTTATGATATTGACATTCAAACGAAAGTTACAGGGATTGTCTATGATGCTTTAGCAGAAAAAACAATAAAGATTACTGCTGGAGATATTCAAGTTGCTTTTTATCAACAACAAAGTCAAGATTTTCAAGAGGCCATTAAAACGTTGACAAAAAAGGAATATATGAGCGGTTTTGTAGACTACATTACTGATTTGATTAATGGTGTTGAAGGTGGAAGCATACGACAATATCCTAAAAATCGACCTAATACACATTATTATTTAGACACTGAATCGACTGATACTGCTAAAGATGTGATTGCAATTAATAACCAAGGAATCGGATTTTCTAGAACTGGATGGAAGGGTCCTTTTAGAAACGCATGGGGAATTAACGGTGTGTTAAACGCTGATTTTATAGGAGCAGGCAAGATAAAATCTGATATTTTTGAAACATCATTCAATGCTTATGGAGATATTCTAAGGCTTGCAAGCGGCGCTTTACAAGCATGGAACGGTAAAACTAAAATAATGGAATTGACCAAAAAAGGTACGGAGTTCTGGAATGGCAATAGTCATGTTGGTACGATGGGAACAAAAGGAAATCCTTTTCCTGAATTAAACGATGTTAACGGAAATCCAGTCGTTACAGATGGCAAAGCATTGTTACTAGTAGGCGATAGTTCTTATAACACAATTGGATTATCTAACGAAAAAAATACAGGACTTGTCTTATCTGGTAAAAATCAGTTTCATTTGGGAAATCATTTTTATTTTATCGGTAAAGATGGTACTCCTTCAACGATATATGCAGATAAAATGTTTTTACAAGGTAAAGAAGTAATACCTGGTCAAAATGGTGGTGGTGGTTCTGGAGCTGGTACAGGTGGTTATCCACCAGAAGTTACAAGTGATGCAGATAAATTTGCTTGGGACTTATGGAGTTACCTATTAGCTAATGGCTACAGCAAAGCAGCTGCTGCAGGTATTCTCGGAAATGTTCAAGGAGAAGTTGGTTCAAGTATGAACCCAGATACCGAACAAATAGGTGGACCAGCTTACGGATGGGTTCAATGGGATGGTTCAGCGTATCCATTGGTAGGCGCCCCAACTTGGAATGGTCGAGAATACGTACAACGCTTAATTGCCGCTGCAGGTATCAAACAAGACTATAGGACGTCATTAGCCCAAGCTCAATTAATTAATTGGTGTATGTTTAACGGACAATGGTTAGGACAAGTAAGTCCATTAACAGTTGATGAATTTAAAGTTGTCAGCTCGCCTAAAACAGCTGCTTATGCGTTTGAATTAAACTTTGAACGTCCAGCTGCAGCACATCCAGAAAGACAAACCTATGCACAAGTATGGTATGACAAATTCAAAGATTTGAAAGCTTCTACTGCAACAGGAAAAGCTGGCATAGAACATTTGGAGACCTTAATGGGCAAATGGCTTGGTAATGGGCAATGTTATGCCGTTCCAGCCGAATATTCTGGTTTTATGGGCGGCTGTGGTTTAGGTGCAGGAACAATTTATGGCTTTTCACATGTAATTGGTGATACATCATCTGCTGCAGATATTGGTGAAGCATATGATTGGAATGCGGTAGGTTGGCGAGTAATCCAAAATCCAACGTATCAAGATTTAGTGGTAGGAGCAATCGTCAATATTAGACGAGGTGGCCAATGGGGAACAGGTTGGACAGTAGACCCAACATATGGTCACACGGGCGTGATTTACGGCTTAAATAACGGACGTATCCAAACCATAGAACAGAACGCCGAGCAAGGGCAAATTGTCGCAAAATATGACCGATTATATTTTGCTAATTCTATTCAATCGATTGTTATACCACCAAAATAACGAAAGGAGGGTTTTTATGGTTAAATGGCAAGCGACACTTAGCGCTACAGAGCCATACAATTACATTGGTATTCAAAATGTACGGCAAGGGAACCGAAATACCGAGGTTTTAGAAGCTATGTTAGTTGAAAATGCTTTGCCACTTGATTTAACAGGTTGCGAAGTTTTTTTTGAATCAGTTATTGATAATAAATATCCGATTCAACGAGCAGCAAAAATTGTGAATGCCAAAAAAGGGATTATCCAGTATACCTTTGATGAATATTCTATGCAGTCATTGCATAGACAGGAAGCATACTTCAGTATTCATAAAGGCGACAATCTAATTGGCTCAACGCAGAACTTTTCTTACTTTGTTGTGAACGCTGCTTCTAAAACAGAAGGTGAAATGGGGTCATATTGGCAGTCAATCGAGGATTTGATAGCTGATATGACTGCTTTTATTAATGAAAACAAGGGCGATTTCACAGCGTGGATGAACGCTAGAAAAGAAGAGTTTGAAAAATGGCGTAAAAATCAACAAGATACTTTTGAAGCTTGGCGAAACGGCCAAGAATCAGATTATCTAATGTGGTTTGAATCAATTAAGGATATTTTAAAAACTGTTGATCCAGGCGGCACAATGTTAGCTGAATTAATGGATGCACGTGTAGATATTCAAGGAGTACGTCATAATTCACTTTCTGAACGTTTATTAGCTGATATGAACTATTTGTATCATCGGTTAGAGGAACGGCTATACATCATCAAATACGGTAATGTAAACACGTTAGAAATTTTAGAGGATGATTCATTTTCTAAGAATCATGAAGTTGAAGTATTGGGAACAGTTAATCATCCAATTGAAGAAGGGGCGTTAATTATAGCGACAGTTGATGATTCAAAACAAAATGTTTTTACGATTGAAGGTGTAGACAATGGTTGATGCTAAAAGAATGATGGAAACTGATGAAAATGGGATTAAACGTCAGTTTTTTCCTATGACACACGTATCGGCAATCCTTGGATTAACAGAGATAATGGCTGGTAATTCAAAAGTATCTTCAGTAAATGGACATACAGGCGCAGTCATTATTACGCGTGCAGACCTAGATTTACCTATTGATGGGATTATGATTTCGAAACAGGAGTATGACAAAATGTTAAAAATCATAGCCGATTATGAAGATGGAAAACTAGGTGGTTCTGGTGTTGAGTTTGAAAAAGTAAAAGGAGATGAAGAAATAAATGCCTGATTTATATGTAGTGAAAAAAGACGGCGTAGCTATTGATGTACAAACTAGTACAGCTGGCGTTGTTGGATTAAATGAATTTGTTGATGGAAAAATTAGTGGTGCTGAAGCAGGCACTGTCTCGTCTGTAAATGGTCATACAGGTGAAGTTATTTTAACTGCTTCTGATGTAAAAGCACTGCCAGACACAACTGTTATTCCAACGCTTCCTAGCAATGCCACTTCTGAAAAAGACGGTTTAATGTCTAAAACGGATAAAGCAAAATTGGATGCATTACCAG